GGTGAAAACTATACCAAAAAATATTGGGAAGACGACCTATCCGATTATGCTCCAGAGCATGGCGTTGACCGTTTTGAAGTCCTTGAGTATTGGGGCATGGTTGATGTTGAGATGTTACTTGAACAAGACATTGAGATTCCAAAAGAACTGCGTGACTTTGATGAGTTGCAAGCAAATGTATGGATTTGTAACAATAAACTTATTCGTATGGTACTTAATCCATTTAAGCCAGCTAAGATACCTTACGTTGCCGCGCCATATGAATTGAACCCATACTCATTCTTTGGCATTGGCATTGCAGAAAACCTTGATGATACACAGACACTGATGAATGGCTTTATGCGTATGGCTGTTGATAATGCTGTACTGTCAGGTAACTTGCTTATTGAGGTTGATGAAACAAACTTAGTGCCGGGACAAGACTTATCTGTATATCCGGGTAAGGTATTCCGCAGACAAGGTGGCGCACCGGGACAGGCTATCTTTGGTACAAAGTATCCTAACGTGTCTAGTGAGAACATGATGATGTTTGACAAGGCTAGACAGCTTGCTGATGAAAGTTCTGGCTTCCCATCCTTTGCACATGGACAGACAGGTGTGACAGGTGTAGGACGTACAGCTAGTGGTATCTCCATGCTAATGGGTGCTGCTGCTGGTTCAATTAAGACTGTCATTAAAAATGTAGATGATTATCTTCTGCGTCCTCTAGGTGAAGGACTGTTTCGCTTTAACATGCAGTTTGACTTTGACCCAGAAATTAAGGGTGACTTAGAAGTTAAAGCACGTGGAACAGAAAGCCTGATGGCAAATGAAGTACGTAGCCAAAGACTTATGCAGTTCTTGCAAATCGCAAGTAATCCAGCACTTGCACCATTTGCTAAGTTTCAATATGTTATTCGTGAGATTGCAAAGTCAATGGGACTTGACCCCGAAAAAGTTACCAACAATATGAGCGAGGCTGCACTGCAAGCTGAGATGTTAAAAGGGTTTCAGCAACCTCTTGACCAGCAAGGGCAACCAGCACCAGCAGGTGCTAACCCAATGGACCCAACAGGAGCAGGTGGTGGTAACATAGGTATAGGACAGGCTCCTGTACCGGGTGAACAAGGATTTAGTGGAAATGCACAACAACAAGGAACTCCTCAACAAACTGAAGCCAATGGTCAGCAACAAACGCCAATGGGACCACTTCAGTAATTACTTAGACAGTTTGATTGAGCAACAACATAGAACGCTAGAGCAAGGCGACAATTCAATTCTAATGCATCGTGCGCAGGGTGCAGTTGCAGTATTACGTAGCTTACAAAAACTGAGGGATGCAGTAGATGGCTAATAAAAAAGTAGGCACTAAAACTGGTGAAAAAACAACTGCTGGTAGAGATGTCTACAAAACTCCTGAAGGTGAGTCTGTATCTGAAAAATCTGTAACAATAAAGTTTGGCGAAAATGCATATGTTAATGCTCCATCTATTCATGAGGGAGTAGAGTACAGCGAAGATGAAATTAAACAAATGCTAATGGATGGTAAAATTAAACCTACAAGTAGGCATGATACTTTAGAAGAAGCACTTGAGGCTGCGCAAGAACGAAGTAATACTTTAATGAACGAGGGTGGCATGGCAATTGAAAAACAAACAAAACCTTTGTTTAGTAAGTTATTTAGACCTGAAGTTAATTTATCAGGAGAAACCACAGGTAAAAATATTGATTTTGGCGAATTGAATAATGAACCACTAAAAGCAGAATTAAAACAAAAAAATTTATTTGGTAGAGTAGGGTTTACAGGGACAACTGAAAACAATACTTCATATGGACTAGGTGCTAATTTAACCAGCAGTAAAAGTACAATTACAACACCAAAAGAGTTAAGAGAGTATGGTGTGCCAGAAAAAATAGAATTTGGTAGTGGTAAACTTAAAGGTAATAGTTATGATGGATTTTTAGCACTTCAAGATATTTTTGGCGTAGAAGGTTTAGAAGCTAGAATTGATGCTGGATATACTCCTTTAGAATACGAAAAAGATTTAAAAAAACTTGCTTTAAATTTCAAATATAAGTTTAACGAGGGTGGCATGGCAATTGAAAAACAAATGGAAATGTTTGAAGACGGTGGTCTTATGCAGGAAGGTGGTACAGTAGACCCTGTGTCTGGTAATGATGTACCAGTTGGCTCTACACAAGAAGAAGTGAGAGATGACATTCCTGCACAGTTAAGTGAAGGTGAGTTTGTTTTTCCTGCTGATGTAGTACGTTTCTATGGATTAGAAAAGTTAATGGAAATGCGTCAACGTGCTAAAGCTGGATTGCGCATGATGGAAGATATGGGGCAGATGGGCAACAGTGAAGAAGCTACACTGCCTGATGACATTCCTTTTGACTTAGAAGACCTTGACATGGAAGATGGACCAGAGTATAATAATACTATGGAAATGCAGGTAGGTGGTTTTGTACAACCACAGGGCTTTACTGGCATTCAAACTATCCAGCCTTCTGTATTTCAAAACTACCAACCTCAGTATGTTCCTTATCAAGCACCTACAGTGCCTACAACTTATCAACCTGTACAGCAGCAAGCAGTTCCTACATTTACAGGACAAGTGCCAAAGGTAGAAGATTTTCTTAAAACGCCACAGCCCGGTGAACAAGACTTACGCAAGTATGTAAATGCAGAGGGTCAAGTACGAATGATACCATTTGTAAATGACCAACCTATCTATCCAATACCGCAAGGCTTTTACCCTGAAGCAGAAAAACCCATAGAAGAACCTGCACCTACTGCAGTTACAACTGAAACTACACGTGTAACAGACCGTGGTGGTAGGGATTCAGGTGATACAACTTCGGGTGCAACAATGTCTTTTGGTGGCTCACAAAATAGCAAAGGAACAATATCTGGTGCTATGACTGGTAATATTTCGTATAGCGGTATTCCGGGAGGAATAACAGGTTTACTAGGATTAGGGCCAACAGGAGCAGCGGCTCGTATAGCAGGAATAAAAGAGCCTATACAACTTTCTGAAGGTCAAACTGCTACGTTGTCAAATGTTAGTGTATCTGATGGGTTAAGTAGAGCAAATGTTTTAGGTAATCAAAGTATTACTTTTAGTGCTGACCAATTTAATACTTTAAATAAAGCTAGTGTAACTTCTAAAGAACGTAAAGAATTAGAAGATGTAGCTAGAGAAATTGGCAGTGTTTATAGTAAACTTGATACAGATTTGGGTTTAAGTTATGACCAAGCTAAAGAGATTGCTCAAGCAATGAAAGATGCTGCAAAAGAAGAAGTACGTTATCAAGCATCATTAAAAACTGGTGAAACATTTATTGATGATGAAGACTTAGGAAACGCACCTACTAATACTGGTAAATCTCTTGCTGCCGCACGAAAAGAAGCGGCAGATGCTGCAAGAGCAAGGTATAATAACGAAGTTGCTTTTACTCCTTCTTGGGCAAGTGGTAATCAGTCTGCTAGAGATAAAGGTATTGCAGGTATGAGAGGTGCTGATGGATTTGAAAGTTCTGGCAGGGCTGGAGCAGAAGCCGCTAGTAGAGATTTAGGAGTGGGCATGGCCTCAAGAGGAAAAGCAAAAGGCGGTGTTGCTACTAAAAAGATGAAGCGTGGTGGTCTAGCTTCTAAGAAATAAATAGACCACATTAACTGGCTACCTAACCCCCCTAACACGGCATACGGTTAGCCCCAGACAAGGAGACATATATGTCTGAAACAATCATGGCTGAAGAAATGCAGCCACCAAAAAAAGTAGCGTTTGCAAATCGTAAATACACTAACGAAGAAAAACGCAAGATGGAAGAAGAAGAACTTGAGCAGATGCTCAAAGAACAACGTGGTGAGGCAGAAACAGAAGAAAAGACTGCTGAACCAGAAGAAGCTGAACCAACTAACGCAGAAGAAAAGACATTTAAAAAGCGTTATGGTGACCTGCGCAGACACATGCAGGAAAAAGAACAAGAGTTTCAAACTCAAATTGACGAACTTAAAAAACAACTAGAAGGTGCTACACGTAAAGAAATTAAACTGCCTAAGTCTGACGAAGACCTTGACGCATGGGCAAAGAATTATCCTGACGTAGCAGCTATAGTTGAAACAATTGCTATCAAGAAAGCTAAAGAGCAATCATCTGCTCTTGAAGAACGAATGAAAGTAATTGATGATATGCAATCGTCTGCAAAGAAAGAAAAAGCTGAAGCAGAACTAATGCGTTTACATCCTGACTTTGACACTATTCGTGACAGTGATGAGTTTCACGAGTGGGCTGAAGAACAGCCTAAGTGGGTACAGGACGCATTGTATGACAATGACAATGACGCAAAGTCTGCTGCACGAGCAATTGACCTGTACAAAGCTGATAAAGGTATTACTGCAAAGAAAACCTCTAACGGCAAAGATGCAGCGAAATCAGTTGAAACACGTAACACACGTAGTAAGCCACAAGAAGATGAGGCATCTACATATTTACGTGAATCCCAAGTTCAAAAGATGTCTCCTCAAGAATATGAGAAGCGTTCTGATGAAATCATGGAAGCTATCCGTAGTGGAAAGTTTATCTATGATATGTCTGGTTCTGCCAGATAATATAAAAAAAGTGTTGACAAACAGTTTACTTTCAGTATAACTATAGTCATCATTAGTGTAAGTGGGTTCGCTACCTGCTTACACAAAACCGCAAACAGTACCGTCTTACGGATTACCTGAAGAACATGGCCCGTTAATTATCTGGTAGGCCAACTAGATATGCTACGCACCCATAGTGAATCAGCCTCTGATTAGTCTGGTAAGTTTGCATCTGTAACGAAAAACAGCCAATATTAGGAGAATTTATCATGGCTTTTACTACCGCAGCCGGGTATGGTAATCTTCCTAACGGTAATTTTTCACCTGTAATTTACAGCAAACAGGTGCAACTTGCTTTCCGCAAGTCTGCTGTTGCTGAAGCTATCTCAAACTCCGATTACTTCGGTGAGATTTCAAACATGGGTGATTCCGTTAAGATTATCAAGGAACCCGAAATCACAGTTAAGGCTTATGCACGTGGCACAACCGTCACTCCACAAGACCTTGATGACGAAGACTTCAGCCTAACAATTGACAAAGCTAACTACTTTGCATTTAAGGTTGACGACATCGAAGAGGCACACTCACACGTTAACTTCCAGTCATTGGCAAGTGACCGTGCTGCGTATCGCCTTGCTGACCAGTTTGACCAAGACGTTCTTGGCTACTTGTCAGGATACAAACAGTCTGCTATCCACGGTACACCAGACACTGTTAACACAACTGTTAATGGTACGAAGGCTGTATCAACCGCTGGTTCAGACGAACTGCTTGACAGCATGAAGCTAGACGCTTCTGACTTTGGTGGGTCTGCTGCCAGCTCAATCGAGTTGGCTCCACGTACTGGTGCTGCTGCTTCTGCTGCTCCCGGTTCTGGTGCAAGTTTCCCACTAACTGTTATCGCTCGTATGGCACGTAAACTTGACCAACAAAATGTAGACTCACAAGGTCGTTGGCTGGTTATTGACCCAGTATTCAAGGAACTGCTCATGGACGAAGATTCACGTCTTCTGAATGCAGATTTCGGTGGTGCTGGTCTTCAGAATGGTCTTATTCTGAATAACCTGCATGGCTTCCGTGTGTACGTTTCTAACAACCTGCCATCCGTTGGTACTGGTCCTGCCACAACTGGCGGTACTAACGCCGATAACTTTGGTGTGATTGTTGCTGGTCATGATTCTTCTGTTGCTACTGCAGAGCAGATTAAC